CGGGACGGACAAGAATCGGCACGGATTATCTTGGACTTAGGGGACATTACCGTAACCCGTAGGTTTACAGCATCGGGGTCATATCTTGATGTCCAGACGAAAGAAGGATTCAAGGCTAAGAGTCCCCAAGCATTGTTGGATAATCTTGTCGGCAAGATTAGTTTTGACCCCTTAGCCTTCATCAATGAACCAGATTCCAAGAAACAGCGCAAGATACTACTCGACCTCCTCGGCCTAAATCTAGATACTCAAGATGCCAAGATTGCCAAGTTAAGAGACGACCGCAGACTGGTGGGCAGAGACCGAGACCAGTTGGCTGCACAGTTGGCAGGAATGGCAAAGCCCTCGGCAGATTTGCCGTTACAGGAAATCAATGTCACAACACTATCAGGAGAATTAACTGCGGCCATCGAGCATAATAATTCGATTGTTATTAAGGATGCAGAAGTTGAGCAACTTGGGCAAGTCATCAAGGATAAAACTGCTGCGATATGCCGGATAGAGCAACAGATAATTGAACTCCAGAACTCACACGCCCAAGCTACAAAGTCCTTAGACGAGATTAGGGTAAAGTGGCAGAAGGCCGACTCTGAATTTATGGCTATGCAGAAGGCAGATACCTTAGCCCTAACTGCTAAGATTTCTTCTGCTGAGGCTACCAACACGGCAATCAGGTCAGCACAGGATTACTACACTAAGAGTGAGGCTGCAAAGAAGGTGAAAGAGGTGTATGATAATCTGACAAAGCTCATTGAGTCTGCTGAGGCTGAGAAGGTTTTGGTGCTTCAACAGGCCAAGATGCCCTTGGAGGGATTATCTGTAACCGAAGTTGGGGTTGCTTTTAGGGACATCCCTATCGACCAGATTTCCTCAGCAGAGAAATTGAAGGTGGGCGTAGCAATGTCTATGGCACTCAATCCAAAGCTGCGAGTCTTGCGGATTACGGACGGTAGCTTGCTCGATGGGGATAACTTGAAAGCCATAGCTGAGATGGTTAAGGACAAAGATTACCAGATTTGGATTGAGCGCGTAGACGAATCGGGCAAAGTGGGAGTGTTCATTGAGGACGGGGAGGTGAAGAACTAATGGAGACCAAGGAAATTACAACTCTGGCTGAGATTCCCGAACAGGAAAAGTGCCTTAGTCAGTCGTGTTGTTCCTGTGGGTTGCGATGCAAGAGGAAACTGTTATATCGGTATCGCTGGGGATTGCGACCGAAGATAGGAGAGTTCAAGCCTGCACCGGAGTTAGGGACGTTGGTGCATAGCCTGAAGGAAGAGGGGCCGGATGGGATTGAGAAGGTCAGGGAGGAAGTCGTTGCCCTGCAAGCAGACCTGATGAAAAGAATTGCAGGAGGAGAAGATTTGACGGGAGAGTTGGCGAGGGCGGCACAGGGGCTGACAGAGTTGTTCAATAAGGCTCTTGTGATGTGCAGGATTTTCTGGCAAAAGTATCCTACTCCTGCAAACCTCAAAGTTCTTGCGAGGGAACTTACGGTCGTTATGCCCCCGGATGCTACCTGTAAGTATCCAAGGAGGGGGAGGATTGATGAGTTGGTGCTGGATGAGGATAGCCGGAATGTGTGGATTAGGGATACCAAGACCACTTCGCGCGACATCGCCTTTACTTTGTCTGGTTGCGGCTGGTCAATACAGAGCAGATTCTACCGGATGCTCGCAGGCTACTATGTCCAAGATGTGCTTCAACGAGTTGATGTAGGGAAGGTGATGGGATTCATCTACGACGTAATGCAAATGCCAGGGATTAAGTTCTGCAAGAAAGATACTGACTTCGATGCCTATTTGAAACGGGTCGAGCAATGGTATCTCGACAATGGAATGGATGCGATGGCATCCAAGGCAATCCTGTTTAATGAGCCGACAATTCCTGCCGAACTGCAACGGGATATGGATGAGATATGCAGATTATTTGATGCTCCTGTAGACGATATAGAATTTTTTAGCCGAGACGAGACGGGAGTATCCTGCAAGGGTTTCAATCGGGTGTGTGACTATATGAAGTTGTGTGAGAGCGACCCCGTAGGATGGCCGAGTATAATCAATGGGTTGTATACAATAGCCTCAGCAGAGAAAGAAGAGGCTGAACCGGAAACGGAAACAGATAAGGAGTAAAACAAGATGAGATGGTTACTTGTAACAGCGTTGTGTGTTATTGTGGGTTTGGGAGTAACGGGCTGCACGGCAGAACAGTTGGCCGAACAACAGCAGTTGCAGCAGACTACCAACGAGTCATTCTTACTGGTGCAACAGGTTTGGGCAGACGCAAATATGACCGACGCGCAGAAGGTCAAGGCAACTGCGGCTATTTCAAGTCAGTATGCCGAAAAAGCAGGGTTGATTTCTGCTGAGGATAATCAGACCTTTATGGGAGTAGTGGAATTGGCGTGGAATACTTACTGGGCTTGGACACCAGGGGGCTTGCCGAAGATGGACATTGGATTGTATGGTGCGCTCATCAGTATTGCGATAGTGTGGTTACGGTCGGGGAAGAAGAAATAATATGTTGCCGGACAAGCCCTTAAAGCATTTCAGGATTACTCGTTACAAGTATGAGGTTTATGCGCCTATAGCAGTGCAAACGGCGATTCGGCCTCCTGCTCCCATCAACGAGGAAGATTTCGGCATTACGATGGATGGGGTAGTTGTGGCGAAGAAGGGCTATAAGTGGGACGGAGCGAGTGGCCCTGCCATACAGAGAAAAGAGAACCGGAGAGCAAGTCTGATACACGATATACTCGCCGAGGCGATGAGGCTGGGACTGTTACCACAACATTGTTTTGCTCTTGCCAATGACGAGTTGGTTCGGCTGTGTATTGAGGACGGTATGAATCCGTGGTGGGCGAAAAACATATACGGGCTTGGTGTCCCTGACACATAACTGGCACAGGGTCACGAACAAGCCGGAAAACGAGATAATGGAAGCACCTTAGTCTGCTGAGGCTCAGGAAAGGAAGGATAATAGTATGACAGAAAATGCGACAGTCAATGTGATGCCCGGACAAGTTCCCGCAGTTCCTGCCGATTATGCAGCGATGGGAGTTAAGTCCGGCTATGCGGCGAAGAAGGCAGAGGATTTGAAGTTCTATATAAAGGGGCCAAGTGGCGAAGGCAAATCGACCTTCTTGGCAAGTATCCCCGATACCCTGATACTGGATGTTGAAGAAACTATTGAGAACATCCCCAATAAAAGGGCGAATTATCTGGTGATTACTTCTTATGAGCAACTGGATGCAATCATCAAGAAACTCGTAGCCGATGGATTGGCGGGGAAGCGACAGTGGAGAAGGGTGGGGATTGATACGACGGATGAGGTAGGTGCGCTGATTGCTCGGCAGATAGCCAAGGAAAAAGGCATCGAGGACATTGGAGATTATAAGTCTGAGGGTGCAGGATACGGACTGATTTACACCCGACTTATGATGATGATTAGGCAACTGGAGGATGCAGGGTATACTTGGGCTATCACGGGACATATTACGGAACGGGATATAATCAATCCTGCTACTAAGCAGAAAACCACGGCACTGCGGGCGGCGTCGTATCCGACTTTGGTGAGACAGTTGCTTAATCGGGCTGATTTCGATGTGACGATTTACTCTATCGTGTCGGAGGAAGCTGAGGTTAAGAAAGTAAATGTGCCGGGGGTTGGGGTTATTGACCAGCCAGGGCCAGCAAAGAGGGTGGAACGATACTATCTGGACTGTGCTTCCATAGCAGGGCAACAGGGAAAGAAGAGAGGAGTGTCGGGGGAAAATATGAAAACCAAGTTCGAGCTTCCCGCCGTGGGTGGGTGGGACGTATTCGTAAACGAATATAATATCGCTATTAAGAAAGGAGCAGGCAAAGTATGAGTGACGTTAGTTTTGAACAAATCTTGGCAGCACAGAATAGTGAGTTTGCGCAGGCAGAGGTCTACTCGACGTGGATGCCTCCCGATGGAGAGTATGTAGTCCAAGTCAAGAAAGTGACTAAGGGAAGTTCTACCGAGGATGCAGGGCCGATGCCGTGGTGGAAGATGACGGGGAAAATCCTCGTTGAGCAAGACCCGAAGTTGAAGGGCGCAGAGTTTACCATAGGGTTCTTCAACCGGAAGAAATATGGAATGATGAAGGGTGCAGCACAGGTCATATCGGGCAAACAGGTGATGGATAACCTGAAGGAAGCCAGCGATGTCATTCTTGCCTCGGAGGGCAAAGTCCTAAAGGTCAAGGTTGAGACACGGGATACGAAACGCGGCAAATTCACTGGATGCGACATCATCCAAGTGATACAGACCGAAGGATTGGGTCAGGCAACGTCCGAGAGTCCTGCTACTGTGGCGACACCAGCATAGTAGAGCATCAAAGTCCTTCCTTTCCTTGTGTAAGGAGGGGGTGGCGGCACACAGCCGGTAAGCCCCCTCCTTTGTGGAATCATATTATGGAATATACAGAGTGGGAACGGATAAAACAGGAACGTGACGACGTGGTGCGGGAGATGCGAGAGATTTACGAGCATCACGATGAGGTGATTCAGCCTCAGCAGAAGGAAGCCATCGGAGATAAACCAAAATGACCGAGCCTCGATTAGCTAATAGTCTTACCATTACCAAGTTTCCCGTGACCATCAGGTTGCATATATCCAAAGGGAAACTTATAGGGTATTACATTACGGCCAAGGCATTTCCTATGGGCTGTCCCCAGCTTGACCGTGAGCAGTGGATAGGACTACATCAAGGGTATATGGTGGCCACCTTGGGCAGACCTACAGAAGCCAGAACCCTGATGTTTATGCAGTCTGACCTGCCGGAGATTGTAGGGGTTGGGAACATTACTTGGCTTGGGCAAGTGAAATGTTACCCTACTAAGTTAGGGGCATCGTTGTATGTTCCCCTGTGGTTGTGGTCGCAACAAGAGACAACTAAACAGACAACTACCGGACACGGGGAAGCCATACACAGCAAATCTAATCGGGTATATGTCTTGTTGCATTTACCCACAGTGAAACCAATATGTGCAGGAGAATAATTATGCAGGTCAAAGTTGAGTTGGTTGGTGATGTGAGAGAGGAATTGCCCACATCAAATGAAATGAGGCAAGAGATACAAAAGGCAATCGAGAACGTAATCGAGGGATACAAGCCGAAGTCTCCTTTCTACGCGGATAAATATGGACATATCTGTTTCCAGACTCCCTTTGACCGCGAAGTGGGACTTGACTTGGCAGATGCACACCTTTTTGTTCGGGATACTGCCCACGGGGAGCAAATAAAGGTAGGTCTTAGGCCAGAGGGCTTGCAACTCCTTAAACAACTGGTAAATGGAGAGGCAAAAGTCTAGACCAATCTGCTGGGGCTTGTAAGGGCTGAAAATTCTTTGATAACCTCACGCGGGAGTCTAGGATGGCTCAAGAAGCAAAAGACCTGCCATCAGTAGCCCAAAATTCGTCATTGAAGGAGATACAGAAAGCGTGTCTCGATTATCTGGATTTGGGAGAAGATGACAAGTGGGTGATTGATGCCTACATATCGGTGATTACGGCTACGCTGCACAGAGGCATACCAGAGTTTATTTGGATTTATGTCGTTGGGCCTCCTGGCTGCGGCAAGACGGAAATTGTGTGCCTGATGTTGCATAACGACCATTTCGAGTTCATCGACGACCTTACGGAACACGCCCTGACTTCCGGGTATGAGGACGATACAGGAAATGACCCGTCCTTGCTGTTAAGATTAGACGGTAAGATACTGGTTATCAAGGACTTAGGAGACTTTGCCGAGAATAATCCTAAACTGGTAGATAAGATATTTGGAGAGCTACGAGCAATCTATGACAAGAACTACGTCAAAGCATCGGGGGTGGCAGGGACACGGGAGTATTCAACTAGATTTGGAATAACAGCAGCTACCACAGAAGTCATCGACCGATTTTCGGAGAGACACAGGCAGTTGGGAGAGAGATTCTTGGCAATCAGAATGACAAGAATACCCCTGACGCTGGAGCAGAGGAGAGTATTCAGTCGAAAATGTGTAGGGCGAATGATGGGGAAGGATGCTTGGCAGACGAGACTGAGGGGAATAGTTCAAGACCAGATAAACCAGATTGCGAAAAGGGCGCAGGCAAATGAAGCGTTACCACAAGTAGCCTCAGCAGAGTTGGAGATTATCCTGTCCCTAGCGGATACTCTGTGTCTGCTGAGGGCTATGCCCATTGAGGGAACGGCAATGCAGCCGGAGATGGGAAGCAGGGTAGCGCAACAGTTGGTGGGGATAGTGCAGGCAAGGGCATTTGCGGACGGGAGAAGTTTAATATCTGCTGAGGACATCGTTCTGGCTCGAAGGATAGTGATGGACTCTCTGCCGGTGGTCAGGAGGAGGATGATGTGGTGGTTATACCGGCGAGGATATAAGGGCCACCAGTTAGGCGCATCGAAGGAACAAATTGCGCAGATATGTGGAACGACTCCGGGGGTAATCGAGTCAGTATTGGTTCAGTATGTGCATAGCAAGGTGCTTGAACCGGCATCGGTCATTACGAAACACGAGGACTCGGTAGAATTATATCGGCTAACCAAGCCGGTATTTGAACTGATGAAACACAGTGGCTTGTTTGACGGGGAACAGGTAAAGGTATTTGAGGAGCATAACTAATGACCAAAGTATTTCTCGACTTGGACGGAGTATTGGTAAATTTTGTAGGGGGATTATTTGATGCCTTCCATTTACCGGAACAAGCCCCAGCAGAGTATGAGTTCTTCGGAAGTGAGATATTTCCCCCTGTATTCTGGGAAGTCAATGAGCGATGCACACGAGAGTTCTGGGAGAATCTGGAATGGACAGAAGATGGGCGGCAGATACTTGCCTTAGTAGAGGGGTTTTTCCCCGCTGAGGATGTTTACCTGTTAAGCACTCCTATGCCCAACAGAGAATCGTGGACGGGAAAATATGAATGGGTATTGAAGAATATGCCGACATACAGGGAACGGCTGATTATTATGAGGAACTGCAAGTCAGTATTGGCTGCGCCTAATCATCTCTTAGTGGACGACAAGGAACAGAACATAGAACAGTTTGTGGAAGCAGGCGGACGAGGAATACTTGTGCCTAGGTCGTGGAATTTTTTAAGGGACGTAAATACACTGGATTTTGTGAGGGGAGAATTGTTTGACGTACATCCTCATCCAATGGGAAGGGAAAATTAAGATGCCTCAGCAGATTGTAGGAATCTCGGCGAAGAAACAGGGCGGCAAAACGACGATGATGCGGCACATAGCCCATCATTCGGGCAAAGTAGTCGCAGTTGTGTGTTTTGCCAACTTCCTGAAGGAAATCGTAGTAGGTTGCTTTTCCGGGGATGCGCTATCGTGGGTTACACCTCTGGATTTGCAGGAAGAGAACGTAAAGAATATGGTTCTACCCTGCGGTAAAACCTATCGGCAGATGCTTCAATATGTGGGGACAGATGTGTTCAGGAAACTGGAGCCGAACTGCTGGGTAAACGCATATAAGAGCAGGGTGGCTTCACAGTGTATTGATGTAGGGCTTATACTCACGCCCGATGTCCGATTCCCCAATGAGGTTGAGGCAATACACCAGATGGGAGGACGAGTAATCCGGCTGACTCGTGCCCCATTTGGGGAAGAGGACAAGCACGAGTCCGAGACGGCATTGGACGAATACCCTTACTTTGACTTGGTATGCCATAACGAGCAAATGAGTATCGAGGAGCAGGAACAGTGGGTAATAGAAAATCTCAACAGGATAGTATGAAGGGAGTAGTAGAATGAAGTGTTTTTACCATAACGATTTAGACGGGCATTGTGCCGCATTTTGGGTTCATTTGAGCGTCGGGGTAAAAGATAGCTCCATACCTGCTGATTTTATTGAAATTAACTATAACATTGCTTTCCCCTTTGACAAGATACTGCCGAATGAGCAGATTTGGATTGTCGATTACTCAATAACCCCTGCCGAAATGAAACGTCTTTTAACAATCACAAAAGATATTACCTGGATAGACCACCACAAAACAGCCATTGAAAAATACAGAGATTTCCCAGAAGAAATCAGGGGTATCAGGAAAGACGGATTGGCTGGCTGCGAACTGACCTTCCTTTATATACATAGATTAACTGCAAGGGGAGGCGGAACGATTAAAGAATTAACGAAAGATGATATTGACGAAATTCCGCTATTTACGGCTATGGTGGGTGATTGGGATGTTTGGCGATTTTCTCACGGACGCGAGCAAGTAACTAATTTCAAAACGGGGATTGAAATGGGTAATAATACCCCTGAATCGCCCATTTGGTATGGCCTTTTAATTGATAAAGACCATACCCTGCTTGAAAAACTAATCAATAAAGGCAAGAATGGCCTCTTATTCCAGAAATATCTCGCTAAACGCCTCTTGGCATCTTGGTCATTCCCCGTTGAGTTTGAGGGATACAAATGTATTGCCCTAAATGCTGGTAGTTGCAATTCAGATTACTTCGAGAGTGTTGAAAAGGATTTTGATGTTTATATGCCATACGTTTTTGATGGCAAATTATGGACTGTATCACTTTACACAAAAAGAGAGGATATAGATGTTTCTGAAATAGCGAAAAAGTATGGAGGTGGTGGGCATAAACAAGCATCGGGTTTTCAGTGTGAGAAATTACCCTTTATTCATTAGACTATTATGGAAAAAATAACCAAGAAGGCTACCGAAATGTTGGAAGATTCTTTGGCGCAAATTGCAAATAGCCAGAGAGATTTCTACGCCGACAATCCGATAATGCTGAAGATACTGGATGACAGGGAAAAAGTCCTCAAGTATCTGCTGAGGCTTTGTAAGAAAGACATAGGATGAGAAAACTTGACCTGCCTCTGCACCGAGAGTGTAAGGAGTCACAATACGGCAGAATTGCTAGGGTTGTTCGGAGAGAAAGAGCAACCTGTATTGGGGACTTGTCGCTGATGGTTGATGAAATGTCGAGGAGGGTAGTGCAGGAACGGGTAAAAGAGATGCTGGAGAAGGGATTGCTGGTTTCGGCGGGGAAGGGTTGGGACAGGAATGGGCGAATGAGTCGGATGGTTAGTGTTCCCTGAAAGGAATGGGAAATAAGTGGCTACAAAAAGCAAGTATCCGAAGATGCACACTTTCTGCGGGGTCAGATACATAATTGATGTAGAACCCTTTACTGGATGGTGTGATACCAGCCTGCCCAAAGTGAGGGCTATGCGATTTCCCGATGGATTGTCCAATGACTTGGAAAGTCTGGATACGGAAATCCACGAGGCACTACACGCCTGCTTTCCGAATCTGGGGGAGGATAGGATAAAACAATCTGTTGAGGATTTGAGCAGGTTTTTATGGCGAATGGGTTATAGGAGAAAGAAAAGATGGCTAAAGTAAATAACCTGATATGTGTAAGTGATTTGCATTGCGGATGTCAGTTGGGATTGTGTCCTGCGGGGTCGGTTAAGCTGGATGACGGGGGATTGTATATGCCGAGCAAGTTGCAGGGGAAGATGTGGGGAATGTGGGAAGAGTTTTGGGACGAGTGGGTTCCTATGGTGTGCAGGGGAGAGCCTTTTGCCGTGGTGGTGAACGGGGATACGACAGATGGAGTGCATCATAATTCCGTGACACAGATAACCCATAATCTGACGGTGCAGGCAAGGATTGCAGAGGAGGTGCTGAAGCCGGTAGTGGAGAAGTGCGAGGGAAGATTTTATATGGTGCGGGGGACGGAAGCCCACGTCGGGAGCAGTGGGATGGCCGAGGAGCAGTTGGCTAAGACACTGGGGGCGATACCGGACGATAAGGGAAATTATGCGAGATGGGAATTGTGGATTGAGGTGGGAGAGGGACTAGTCCACGTTATGCACCATATCGGAACGTCAGGGAGTTTGGCGTATGAGACTACGGCTGTGCAGAAGGAACTGGAACAGTCGTTTGTGGAAGCGGCAAGGTGGGGAACGAGACCGCCGGATGTGATTGTAAGGGGGCATAGGCACAGGAACGTGGAGACAAGGATAAGGGCAGCGCGTGGGTTTGCCACGGCCTTCACGTTGGGGTGCTGGCAGCTGAAACCACCTTTGGCATATCGGATTGCAGGGGGAAGAATGACACAACCGCAGATTGGCGGCAGTCTGGTGAGGTATGGGAATGAGGATATGTATACGAGACATAAAATATGGGATGTAGAGAGGCCCAAGACGGAGGTGATAAATGCTTCAGCAGATTGAGATGGCATATTTGCTCCAGCCGCCTAAACGATATACCTTTGAGCAACCGAAACTAAAGGAGTAGGTGGAAGCCCATTGTATTGGCAAAGTGCTTAACCTATTTGCAGGGACAACAAAACTCAATGTAGATGAGTTTAGGGTTGATATTGATACTACTACTAATCCTGATTACTGCGGAGATGCCCATAAATTTGTTGAGGATTGTGAGACAGCGCGATTTGATACAATCATTCTCGACCCTCCTTATAACCTTAGAAAGGCCAGGGAAAAATATGGAGGACGATTTATTGGATTATTTACCAAGACCAAAAATATCCTGCCTAGGATACTCAAGACTGGAGGAATTGTCATTACTCTAGGATACGATACAGTGGGGATGAGCCAGAGTAGGGGGTTTGAGAAATTTGCGATATGCGTAATTTGTCATAATGGAGACCACAATGATACCTTATGCGTAGTGGAAAGGAAGATTAAGGATGTCTCTCCAGATAACCCAGTCGGAACTTGACCAGGAGTTGAGGAGGTTGGGAGATTGCAGGGATGTGCTGTCTGATTCGCAGGCAAGAAGATGGGCAATGAGGCAGAGAGGGATGAGTTATGCACAGATAGGGATGGAAGAGGCTTGTGGGGTGGAGCCGGTGAGAAGGTCGGTATTGCTGGCTGAGGCTAAGTTGAGAAAAGCAGGGATAGTATGAGGACTCAGAACTGTCGGGCAAGCACGAGGCTCTGCATTTGTTCCTGTTCAGGATAAGGTGGCTGGGTATGGAAAGATGGACGGGAAGTGACGAGATAAAACACGAGGAACATCGGCTAATCAGGGTGTTGGAAAAGGTGCTGTAAATCTGCTGAGGATGGGACGAGTAGAAATTCGGGATTTGGGGGGTAAAATTATTCTTGGAATTTAATCTTCTGGGAATAATTTTTTATTTTGTGGGAGTGAAAAACTAAAAAATTGTGCAAAAAATTCCAAGAATTTACTTGACAATGCCGAATTGTATGATAGGATAGCAACGACCTAAAAATTGGTAGTGCTAATTGTTAAGGAAAAAGGAAGGAAACAATGTGCGAGCGATATAGTTGGTATGAACGGGAAGTGGCGGGGCAAAAGGTATGTGTATTCGTTACTGCCAAAGACATATACCATACTCAGAGGGGTAGGGAGACGCAGGAGCATTGTAACAATGACCCCACCGAATTTTGGGGACATAGTGCCATAGCATTTTTCTACGGTGCTACGCCTCCAGGGGAGAGAGATATACAGCGAGACTGTACTACCTTTGAATCTCCTGATAATTTTCCTCCTGAATTAGTTGCTGCAATCAAAAGGGGGGATATGGCCGAATTTGGAGTAAACGAGGAAATGAAAGCAGGACTATTATCGTTGCGGGGGCGAAAAAACCTTACTAAACAATACGAGAGTGATGCCGAGTATAAGAAGGCGACTGCCGAGTATAAGAAGGCGACTGCCAAGCGGAAGGAGGCAGCTGCCAAGTGGGAGGAGGCGTGTGCCAAGTGGAGGGAAGCGCATATCCAGTATAAGGAGGCGTATGCCAAGCGGAAGGAGGCGACTGCCAAGTGGGAGGAGGCGTATGCCAAGCGGAAGGAGGCAGCTGCCAAGTGGGAGGAGGCTAATGCCAAGTGGGAGGAGGCTAATGCCAAGTGGGATGAGGCGAATGCCAAGTGCTTTTGGCGGGTGTTTGCGGAAAAAACCAATAGACCTAAAGTATGGAGATGACAATGCCTGAATATCACGATACTATCGAAGTTATAGAGAATTTTTTACAGCAGAAACCCTGTGCGCCGGAAATTCCCCTGATGACTGACGGGAATAAGTTGGTGAGTTACGGGGTAATGGTGGCTCGATGGGAAAATGGTAAACTGTGCCTGATGACCGATAGGGTAGAAAAGCAAGTGGTATTAGGTGTAGGATTTGCCAGGGCGATTCGGAGAGTGTGGAGGAATGTAGGAGCTATGGCCAAAGTGAGGGGGTTGATATGAAAACCTCAGCAGAGGGAAAAAAATTCGAGTGTCTTTTAGTTGCAGCGAGACAAATAGTAGCTGACTTTAACACCTACGGGGAGGTCTTGCAGATGGGGGATAATGGAGAATATGGGGTAGAGTCGGCGATAGGCAGTTGGCTATGGCAGTTGACGAAATTGATAATCCTCCAAAGAGATGCGACCATAGTTTTATCGCTGCCGATAATGAGGGCTTTTACGGGTTTGAAGTATGCCGATTCTGCGGCAAAAGGAGGCACAAATGATAGGGCAGGATGAGGGACAAGCAAAGGGCTTACCAACCGATGATTCCATAAGCCGAGATATGCAGCACGGGGCTTGCGACAACGCCGAACATCGGGGCGAGGATAATAGGCCGGATTGTGATTTTTGCGGGGAGTTGGCAGTTGTAAACTACCAAAAGTTGTGGCACAAGTGGAATATCGACAAGGCCGGGGATTACGAGGAGGATACCAACGAGCTTTTAGACAACGAGCCGACAGGCCGGGACAATCTTCACTTGTGCGAAAAACACCATAAAGAGTATTTAGCGGGGAATATATGAGCCAGAAAAACGAAGATGATGCCAAGTGGGAGGAGGCGTGTGCCAAGTGGAGGGAAGCGCATATCCAGTATAAGGAGGCGAAGGCCAAGCGGGAGGAGGCGTATGTCAAGTGGGAGGAGGCGTATGCCAAGTGGAGGGAAGCGCATATCCAGTATAAGGAGGCGTATGCCAAGCGGGAGGAGGCGTATGTCAAGTGCCAAGAGGCGAATGCTAAGTGAACGAAGAAGTAGCAGATACAGAGGACGAAAACAAGGTTTAGGGATTGTAAGTTACGACAAGGAAAGGAATTGGGTATTAGGATGAGTGATTTGGAGATAAGAGATACTAACGGGCATATAAGGGAGGCGGAAGCCAAGTCGGTGATGGTAGAATCCAACGACCGCATAGAATTGGACGAATTGTTGCATAGTCGGCTGGAGGACGCAGTTGGGATATATGGTATGGTAGGGGTATTGGGGGTGCTGTGGGATATTGCAGCAAAAAGACCGCAACAGAATTGGGGAGAGATTAGGGATTGTATTGGCAGGTGCGCCGAGGTCGTGGAACGATGTGAGATGTTGGTGGAATCTTAGGGCAAAAAGGATGAGTGCTATGGCAAAGAAGAAAATTGTTGGCAAAGTCCATCCAGCGAAAACAATGTTTCTTCGTGTGAACGCGGGAACGGCTAAAAGCGACGGCGTAACTTACGAGCTTACTACATCATTAGCGGGTTCGCCAATCGTAAACAGTTCCAAGACCGGCAAATACTTTACGCTAAGCTGGGAAGATATTTGTAATTTGGCAATAGAGGCAGGGATTGATAAGTAGAGGTAGGTATGCGCCTCCTGCGGTTTATTGGGCGATTGGGGTAGTGGGAAGCGCGATAGCAGAAGTGTTCTTTTTGGCGGCGTGGGGGATGTGGCGATGAAACGCCTGAAATCTGCTGAGGTAAACCGGATAGCTAAGGACTTTTACTGGCGGTGGATAGCTATGTATGGGGCCAGAAATGCCGATAAGCTGTCCCTGGCGGTGCGGAGGGTATTCAAGAGAAATCCTCAGCAGAAGATGGGAAAAGAGAACCAATCTGCTGAGGCCACGAGTGAAAATTCGGGATTTGGGGCGTGATTTTCTGGAGAAAATGTAATCCTCCTGGGCGGTCGGGGCGTAGTGTGTCCTGGCCGTCTTTTTTTTGTGTTGCCGGATTGTCGATATATCTTGTCGGCAATGGGTTTTTCGTCCAGTTTTAGTTGTGCTGGAGGGTGTTATTGCCTTGCCTTGTTGGAGATTGTCGATTGTGGGGCAAGTGGTAAAGCCGGTTTTCAGATAAGGCAATAAAAAACGCCCGGCAGGTTATCAAGACCATACCGGGCGCGCCCTGATGGAAAGTGAGGTTTCGTTAAGACCAATTTTCCTGTTTTGCGAAACGTTCAATCTCAGACATTGTGATAATGGTGCAACCAGCGCGTATATGTTCGGTATCGTGTTCGTTTATCTCGAAGCTGCCGATGTGTCGGCCAACAAGGTTATCTCCGCGCTTTAGTGCAGCATAAATCAATCTGCCGGCCTTGTAAGGTATCCGCGCGTGGTTGCTTGTTTCAATTTCGGTTTTGTCGTTGCAAGGTCTAAGTCGGATACAGGGAAACTCCAATTCGACACGGTTGCTGCTCCAGCGATGTCGCCCAGGGATAACCACCAAAGAAGTTTTGTCGGACAGGCCCGCAAGCCAGTCATTTTCAAGGACAGTAAATTCGACCTGTTTTTCGGCAATTAGTTTTGCGCGGTGCGCTTCTCGATACGCGGCGGCTTTGGCTTGCCTTTCGGTGCGCCCTATTTCAAGGTCTGCTTCGTGCTTTACTGCCTTGTCATAACGGGTCTGAAAATAGGGCTGTTGTATTGCCTTGTATTTAGGCATAGGCAATTTGAATATCCGGCAATAGCTGCGCAATTCGGCGCGATAGTTTTGCCAGCGCGTAAACTCCCACTTGAAATTGTGGGCCAAACGGCTGCGCTTATAGCGGTCGAGGCAGGTTTGCATATTGTCGAGGTAGTTTTGGAGGTTTGCGCCGTGTGCTTGCTCCACCGACTCCTTATACTGTTCCTCAACGGTTTTCGAGACGGTGAAAATATGCTTGACCTTGTTGTGAACGGCAACTGCGGCGGCGTTTTGGTGTTTTGATGTTGTGTGCGAATAACGAGCATCTCTAAGCAAAACTACGTCGGGCCGAACAAAGTGGCCTATCCACCAATGGCCGTAGCTGTAAAGTGTCGGGCCAGTGTAAGTTAGATTTCGGCTGTTTGCGTGTTCTTGTTCGGGTATTTGTTGCGCCCATAAATGCGCTACGTCCCAAGCATTACCGAAAACGTGCTTGATTCTTTTGCTCATAATTTTATCCTCACTTTCCTATTCACTTTCCATAGAGCGTAAAAGTTTATACGCTATACAGGATTGCGCGATTATCCTGTATAGTGTAAAAACTGTTATGGCCGGGACGATAGTGCAGTATAGGGCAAGCGCGTTACTTGTTCAAAGGCAAACAGAGGGGCCTTTGCCTTGAGCAGGGCTTTGACGTGCGCCGTATGCTTTTTAAGCCGGTCGGCTATGTAATAATCAATACTACCCTTAGCTTCGTCGAGTAGGCCCGATGTATCATAATCGCCAGAAAAGCCACAGCAAGAGGCGATACAGGATTCGTCGTCATCATCTCCGGCGCAGAAGCCGTAAACTGCGCCGGACAAATACTCGTTCCAGGATTGAACAAGGCCTTCAGCGCAGATACGGGCTTTGTCCCTGTCGGGAAATTCGGACTTTGCAGCGAACACTGCGCCAACGTGCGATACGTCCCAGCGTTGGTCGGGAAATTCGCCACCGTCAAGGGACAGGAAGACGCCAGAATGAATATATGCAGCTACGGCAAAAACGTGGTGTGTTGCAAGTAATGCTTCTGCGCCGGACTGGTCATAATCATCGGCGTTTTTGGTGTAGATGTATCCCAGGATTTTCTCCGTGCAGACAAGGGACTTGTTTTTATTCTTTGGGCCGGTAATCCAGCAATCCCGGTGATAGTGGGCTAAAAATAAGTTGTTGTCTCCCCAGTCGTCCGGGGGCATCGGGTCTGTATCGGGGTAGATACGGATTTTGTAACCACGATAATCAACGGTTTTTACGGGTTCTTCTTTCATAGTTTTTTGCCTCACTTTCCTACGGGTATCCGATACGGGTTTTAGGACTATGTTTACAGTATTATAACGGCTTATGATAGTATAAGTTTAGCTTATGATAAGCGATACTTATGAGGGGATAAGGGGAGGTTATATGGCCTGTCTTATCCCATCTACACTTATTCACTTTTCCTTGCCACAAGTTACCACCTGTTTACCCGCCTGTCAACCAAAAACCAAAAAACCTGCAAGAAATCGGTGTATCTATCTACTTATCGCATAAGGACTTATAAACTATTTTAACCTCAGCAGCATATTTTCTGACGTGGGCCAAAACCTCAGCAGAATAAGCATTGCGCCCGATTATCCTATTTACGTCCCGCAGATATATAGGCCTGATTTGATACCGCCCCGCTGCCTGTTCCCGGACGTTGTATGCCTGGTCATTGCCCCCCGATTCAACCGTAGCTATGGCCTGAAGCAACATCGGGATATTTACGTCTGTATCTGCTGAGGCCAAGCGAGCGAAAATTGAACATATAGTCATCACCAATTTTATTCTCATACTATTATTATCGTCATTTTACCCGCCGCGTCAATAGTGTTTTTTGGTATCTGCTACCGTAGTATCTGCTATCGGCGGTATCTGCTATTGCCGACAATATATACTTTACACAAATACAGATAGAAAATGTCCAGAATTTTTGCCCTTTCCCCCCTTTTACCTCAGCAGATTATTATGCCCTGCCTGCTAGCTTGCCCGTTGCCCGCGCCGTCGCTGTCCTGGTATCCGCAGCGAACACGTCAACCAGCAGACCCCCCCACCCGACCCCCAGAGGGGGAATGGGAATGGGAGTGCAAAGCCCTCCCCCCCATTAACATTCCCTATCTATTACTTTTAGTATCCACTATTTTTTTACAAAACTCCCTCATACGGAAAAAGTATCAGATATGTTTGTAGACTAATTTACTCCACAATCCCCTTTCCAGCGTCCAATCGCCTGTTTACTTTTTACTTAACCCACTTTTTACCCCCGCCAGATAGCATATTACCCATCTTAACAATGCCCTATAACCAATCCGCAGGTCTTGCCGTCTGCGTATAACCACAGTTGTTGTTGTTGTTGTTGTTGTTGTTGTATATGTTTGGTATACTATATCTATACTAACACCCCGTAGGGTGGATGGGTATATGCCTACCAAAAACATTTTCCTTTTCACCCAAAATCAGACAAATCCACCCTAACCCCTTACGGCACATACAGTTATCTATATGTTAAAATGGGTAATGTCCCGTCTGGCGACCTCAAAAATGCGGTTAGCTACTTTTCTAACTCGCACAGAGCCACCGAAAATGCGGTTCAAGACCTCCGATGTCCACAATCCCCCTACAAATTTTTTTATTTTATCCTTGACATAGGTAGGAAGTATGTTATAATGTGGGTTGAATAAACTTACAAGGACGAATGTGGAAGGATACAACAAAGCACAACAGGGCGCAATAAAGAAACAAGAAGGGATAACCAATGAACCGAACACGAACATTCCTAACCGCCACCGCGGAAAATCTCACATCTCCGGTCTCCTACCTTGCCTGCTCCAAATGTGGCATTGAGTTCCCAAATCGCAAACCCTTCTTCCGCAACAAGAAATCCCCGTGGTATGGAGATTGGTGTTGTTTCTGTGTCTGGGAGTCCTTAGTATCCAAGGCTGCCCTAACCACCTCTCCAGATATTCCACCCGCCGAGGGAGAAATAAAATGTGCAATCTGTGGTCGCAACTTTCGCAATCATCCTCATAACTTTGACTTGGTTTCCGGCTATGTCCATCCTTCCGGTGAATCACCCTGTTGCCGAATCTGCCAGGGAAACGAGCGCAAAGCCTACTTCAAGGAAGCTATGACCAACCGGCATCTCGACATTGCCGAGCTTGAGGCCATCCGCATAGCTGAAGCATCCAACCAATCTGCTGAGGCTGACTGCTTGCGAACCAAGCGAGAAGCACGTCTCACTGCTCTCCATACCAAGGAAGAGGAGCTTTTGTCCGCCCGCCAACATCTGCGGGAGATAGAAGAGTTTAACCACAATACAGGAATCCACCTCACCTTGCGGGAGTGGGATGCCTTCAAGAAACTTTCTCCAGAGGAAGCCGAGAAGTTCCTCGATGGGAAAAAACAGTAATGGCAAAGACAGTAATATGTCCAACGTGCAAACAGGATATGACCGAACCGCCTCATCGTGGGCTGAATAATAAAGATTGCCCCCAATGCGGTCAGGGCTTGAGTTGGAGAAAAGTCAAGCCGAAGAAAGATGAAAAATGAGCGAAAAAGAAACTTATATTGTTGAGGTATATTGCACTAATTGCGGTTATCAGTCAACAGAGGAAAAGCCAAAAGGACAAGAAAGACAAAAAGGCAAAAAATGTCCTAACTGCGGTTGCCTGACATTGAATGAAACGCAGTCAAAAAGATATTGAAGCGAATAGCTCTTTTACATATTGAAATTTGCGGCGGTTGGCCTAACTAGCCCAAGAGAATTGTAGGTTAGTAAAAGGTCGTTGGTTACATAATCCTGCTCCTTTGAAAACCGACAGGTTTCTTCCGCCGCAATAAACTGGTGTTCGGTGCGGCTAATTTGCCTGACCTTCGGGCTTGGGCTGATAAAATGCCCACCGAACACTTATTTCCGACCGTAGTTGACGGCGGCGTGAGATGCAAGCACGGCAGTCTGAAACCACAGATGGGCGACTTGATATGCACTGGATTGGTCGGGTGCATAAATAAAGTTTGCAGGCAATCGCATAACGTTTGCGAGAAATCCTGCCCGTCTTTGCGGTCGGATTGGAATTATAAATTAAGGAGAATAAAAGATGATACCGGAAAAACTAAAATGTGATGCTTGTAAGTGTGGTTTAGATGGTTGCAAAATGTTGATGATGAGGACGGAAAATAACGAGCCGCTTATTGAAGTTTTACCAGAACATAAAACCCTTATCACCGAAATTGTCCGTCGATACAACGCCCACCAAGCCCTGCTCGATGCGTTGCACAACATTATAGAAATATCAAAAGAGACAGAACCGGATACCCAGTGGATACGAGGTATAGCTAAGGTTGCTATCGCGGCGGCGGAAAGGAAGGAATAAAGATGCCTGCTTGTGAAAAATGCTGGGGAGATGCTTATCGTCGAGAATTAGCTGGTGGAATGTCCCAAAGCGAAGAATATCACAAATTATTAGAGGAAAGAAAAAACAATCCTTGCTCCAACGCAGAACAGGCATTGGGAGGACTGTGTTGCCTTTTAGAAACAGAAAATAAAGTTGAAATGACGAGGCAAATAAACGAGGCAATAGACCGCTTCGTTGAAAAAGAAAGGAATAAATATGAAAGCAATAATTAAGGGCATAAAATCCACCAAAGAATCGTTTGCTAAGGTTTTACTTGAAGGTGGTGAGATTGAGGCCGACTACATTCAGATTGTCGATGATAAGCCGGAAGAAAAACCGGCAATAAAGGATTGGGACTTCGGGGCAGATAACATCGAGAAGGCAAGAAAAAAAATTGAAGAATTAAACACCTTAGTTATTACTGTATGGAAAGATGGAACTCACAGAATAGGAACTCTTTTAGATAGTTCTTATTACGCACAAGATTTGGATTGGTGGTTTAATATACCAATAAAAGACATTTTACCTTTGTGGGGTATTGACACACAACTATCGTTTGTAGATTATGTTCTTGCCCTTCTCTCCAAACCCGCAAAGCCAGAAGCGGTGGATAAGACAAGAATAGGTTGTGCTGCCGTGAGGACTCCGGACGGAACAATATGGGAAGGCCGTTATCACGGAGAAATAATCCGAAAGATTGCGGAAAAACACAAATTGTATATCGACCAAGATATGCAGGGATTTACTGTTATAGCGGACACGCCAAACGGTTCAACAAAAGGATTTGTGAACAGGCGAGAAGCGTTGGAAATTGCTGAAAAAGCGGGACAGATATTTATTAAACATAACCCCAAAGATGAATTGTTGTCGGAGGACTTAAAAGAAAATGCTGTTTATTTGCTTGAGCGATTGCAGACCGAACTCGCCGAGAAGGACAAGGAGATTGAACGGCTCAAAGAAAGAAACGCAGTATCTCTCGATACCCAAAAAGTGCACGATGGTATTTTGAAACAAGCCCTAAAAGCAGGTGTGGACATTTCAAAGTTGTTATCGGAGATTGCCTCTCTCAAGGAGCAACTGGCTGAACTTGGTCAGAAGTTTGCGGTAATGATGGCAGATATAGATAAACTACTTGACGAGAGGGACAAGCTAATTGAGAAAAATAAAGGTTTGCAAAAGCGGTTAGAGGCGAATAAATGACTACTCAATCCAAAATCCTTGACCTGCTAAAACTTGTCGGCGACGAGCAGAAGTTTAGACAGGCAATCGCTTATTATGAGGCAATAACGCCAAAACCATATAAACATTTTGAAAGTCAATCATTCACGCCATCCAGTTGTGATAGAACATACTGTATCAAATGTCATAAACATCTTGATACTGTGGCGGATATTAAATCTGATTGTCTTGTCCCCGACCCTTACACCGGCTCTCTCGGCGACTTGGCGTTTGAGTTGAGGGACAAAGTTGGCTATGGCTTATTCCTGAAAGGCATTACGAAAGTTCATAATATGAACGTCGATATATCAGTTGGACAAGAACCTGATACCGCAACAGTATCGGCAAAAGAATTTCTGCTTCAAGCCAAACCCGAACATTGGATTATTGCCGCCTTGTATGCTTTAGAACTGGCAAAAGAGAAGAAATGACTACTCAAACAATTATAAGGGCGGCGGACGCTTTCAGCCCTCGTTGTTTGTAACAACGGCAAATCGAACGCAGAGCCGCCCTTATTTTGAAAAGGAGAATCGAAATGAAAAGGGTAATAATTAGTCTGCTGATAGTCTTGTCGCTCGTTGTGACGGTGAAGGCGACGGATTGCGGAGACGTAAATAATCCCACCTTCAAAATATCCTTCACCGTAAACGAGGGTGAGAAGGTGTCGCACGAACTGCTAATAATCAACGAGGACGGCAAAGACCCCTGTGATATAATACCTGTAATAACTTATCTGTCGCCGGTCCCTAAAATTCTGCGGATGGGAACGCTAACGGTTTCAGACCCGAACAGGGCATTGAGCCGGTTCAACTGGTGCGCAAATGAGCAGGTAAACGACGTTAATCAGGCGATAGTCCTCAGCCAGTGGATTGCCATCGAGCCGAACTTCATCGACGCAGGGACTTACATTCTACCTTATAAGGTCTCCGACAAAAGCAACACGGCGACGGCAGTAATCGAGGTGCGGGTCGTAAACGTAAACCGACCCCCTTTCGTTGTGGCAGCGGATTGACGGGGGCGATGTTGTGCGTTCTCGGAATGTATAAGATGAAGATGTTTTAAGTGCCGAAAGAGGAAACCTCAGCAAAGAAACAACCCTTTCCCAATAATCAGGGTTTTCCTATTCAGGAAACTGGAGGTAAACAGGAAATATGCCATCAGCAGAACGAGTCAAAGCCGCTTTCGGAGTCCACCAAACTAATCAAGGGCAATACCGAGAACTCCAGTTCATTTGCAATGCTTTCGGCCTCTCCCGACAACAGGCGAGCCGACTCTGCCGTTGTCTGAGGATTCCCTTACTATTCGTTGGACGCGGGACTTTCTTCAGCCAGTGGTCGCTGGAAAAAGCTCTTTACTGGATTATGCGCTGGGGTGGTCAGGGATTTGCCGCCCCAGGCTCGGACAAGAAGAATAAGGGAGCAGGCGACACCCCCACACAGATTACGGACGACTTCATCGAGAAGTGTTCTTCCCCCGAAGCCCTCGTGGAGATTTACCTGGCGGGAGGCAAACGAGACAAAGCCGGTGACGTGCTGGCCTCGGTAATAAAACGACTTGGACTGCAAAAGGAAAAAGCATCGGCAGATAAAACACCTGTCTCTGCTGAGGCTTCTGTGGTATAATACTCCCTATGGAACCAGCAAGAGCGCAGCAATGTTTAGCCAAGGCGGGTGATTTCGGGATTGTATCCAATCGCCAACTGACACCGGAACAGGCGGCGAAGATAACTGCATTTACAGACCCCGTGACCCTGATAGAGGTTTACGAGACTCTGGACTGGACTCACGATGAGGAAGTGGGCATACTTCTGGAGATTGCCCGCAACTCCGAGGCCAAGGGAACAGAAAGACTAAATGCAATAAAGTTGCTCCGTGAAATACTGTATGTAGCACTGGGTTCTTCCGGTATGAAAGCCCACGTCACCAAGACAGTCCCCGGAGATGACGGCTCAGTTATGACATTCAGCACCGACCTTGTGGCAGGTGCTTTGGGAACAAGACCTCAGCAGAAACCTTTACGAGAGGAGCATAATTATGACAACTCCAGTAAATCAAGTGGCACAGGCGATGGGATTGGGGCAGATAGACCTCGAACCTCCGATACCCCCGCAGATGGAGGAGACGGACGAGGAGTTGCGGTTGAAGGAACTACAGGTATCCCCGCCAGCGACACAGGAGTTGAAGGCAGCGCAAATGCCGGTAACAAAACCCTTGAGCCTACAGGAACAGCCGAAACCGTCGCAACAACCGGAACAATCGCAACAGCAGGACACAAACCTCCAGTCAGAGAAAGCATCAGACTCTTCCCCGGAATCGCCGCCTCCTGAGACAAGCCGCATTGGCCCGAAAACTACCTTCGGGCGATTCGGGGAATATGTGGTTGGGAATGTAGACCGCAATCTGGTAGCCCTCCAGTTGCAGATAATGAGCAACAATCCGATGATGCTTCCATCTACCTTGTTATGGAATCTGCCGAAAGGCATTGACTTCCTAGAATTGGTTACACGGACGGTCAAGAACATAGAGTTTGTTCATCTGGCTTGGCCTACTCTCAGCATCCTGATGGGTGACAACATTCTCAACTTCCAATGGGCATCTTCGGTCTACATTACCTTGGCCGTATTTTCTGTCCTGTCGGCTTTGGGAGAAAAGGCAACACGGAAGGAGTAGGGTTGTTGAAGAAGATAGTCCTCACAAAAGGCAAAACAACTCTAGTGGATGATGCTCTTTACGATGAGTTGAACCAATACTCTTGGTGTGCTAGTCTGTCTAATGGTAAGTGGTATGCAGTAAGAAGAAAGAAAATTAAAGGCAGACCACATAAGGTCTATATGCACAGAGAGTTGTTATGTGTTCCAAAGGATATGTAAGTTGACCATAAGGATGGTAATTCTCTTAATAACCGACTTTGCAACTTACGCCCCGCAACTCGTTCCGAACAGTCGATGAACTCTCATAAACAGAGAAGAGTTACAACTAGCACTTTCAAAGGAGTATGGTGGGATGAACAGAGAAAAAAATGGTCTGCATATATTATGAAAGACCAGAAGAAGCTTCATCTGGGCCGATTTATACGAGAAATTGAGGCGGCTTTGGCCTATAATATAGCTGCTATCAGATTATTTGGTAAGTTTGCTAGGTTAAACAATGTCTAACCAAATTAGTCTAGAAGAAAATGATAAAACAAGAGTAGAATTGCAACTTGTATGCTCTGATAACCCATTCTTTCCCCTGCCTCGCAACTACGGGACGATGCACCCCATTGAGCAGAAACAGGAAAGAATGAAAATCCTGATGAGCCAGTCCACTCCTCTCGAACTGGTAAGGGCGTGGGACTTCTTCAGGCGGGTATACCTGCGCCCGATGGGCAGGGCTTTCTACCGGACAGAGTGGGTTGAGTCTCCTCCTTTCCACTATCAGATGGTTTATGACTTGGGCAATAATGCCCGAAATGCCGTAGCTGCACCACGCGGGTCAGCTAAGTCGAGCATTATAGGGATGGAGATACCCTTATTCCTGTTGTTGACTAGACCTTATTACACCATAGTTCTAGGATTGGCCACTGATAGTTTGATTGAGGCTAGATTTGATGTCATAATGAGCCAACTTACAACAAATCCTTTAATAATTGAGGACTTTGGGTTGCAGAAACCCAATAGAGGAGATGCTATCTTCAACAGGCATCACATCCATCTGCTCAATGGCTCGGATATGCAGGGCTTCTCCGTTATGGGCAAGAAGAGGGGGGCGAGACCTAACCTGTTTATTCTCGACGACCCCGAATCAGACCCGGACTCGGACAGCAAGGAATCTATGCAACTGTTGCTGGAGAAGTTCGAGCGAATCCTGTTCCGGCAGATTATCCCTATGTTGGAGTATGGTTCAGCCATATTCTGGATAGGCACACTCATAAATCGCAAGTCGTTCCTGTATCACGCTACCTGCACAGATGATACCCGCTTTTCCTACTGGAACAGGAGAGTATACGCAGCAGTCAGTTCCAACCAGTCCGACCCAACCCACGTCAACGTCCTGTGGCCGGACAAGTGGAGCAAGGAACGACTCGAAGCCCGAAGAGCAGAGATAGGGGAAGCGGCCTTCAAGTCGGAATACCTCAATGACCCTACCTCGGAAACCGAGCGTCAGTTTGTGATAGACGCGCGAAAGAACGAGTATTCTGTAAACCCAGATACCATCGACACAGCCTACGAGACAGACCCGTGCAATTCCTCTGCTGAGGTTTTGTGGTATGAGAAGCCTGACCCCAAGATAGCTACCTATGCCGAGGTCAAGAAACTAATGAAGGACTGGCTCTCGGATATGTTCATCGTTATCTGCGTGGATTATGCTCAAGGGCTGTCATCTCACAATGATTATTCCTGTATCGGCGTTTTCGGTTTCGATACCAAGAATACCCTATGGATTCTGGATATGTGGATGGGCAGGGTCAAAGAAGCAGTATTACAGGACACCATTTACAAGTATGGTCTAAAGTGGCGGGTAAAGGTAGTGGGCATTGAATCGGCTAGTGTCCAGATAAGCTATATTGACCAAGTTATATCTTACTTTGGGGAAAAGTGCAAAGAGAACTGGCGACCCCGTATAGCTCCCATCAAGTATCCTGCCAACACCGACAAGGGTGGCCGCATCGCCGGGCTGGACTGGCGTTATGGGACAGGCAAGATAAAGTATCCGGCACATCTGAAGGACAGGTGGCCATTCAGCCAACTCTATACACAGACTTTGGACTTTACTCCTGACCTGATGCTATTGCCCTTTGACGATGCCATAGATACCGTGGCAATGACCCGTTTCCTTGTCCACGCCAGAGGTGCGAATAAGCAGATACAGGAAGTTGCACAGGATTCCGTATCCGAACGAGTCAGGACGGGAAAACCCCCGATAGCGGGGATGCCCCTGCTGGTGGGGATTGACCCGTTATCTCTTTCTGCTGAGGATTTGGTAGCCGTGGAACAGTTGGCATACCAATTACAGAACAAGAAAAAGCAGAAGTCATATTTCATCAGACCTCGTGTGACAGGATAAACTACGGAGAGAGATTGTGCAGTCCGACAAGTGCCTTAATGGACGTGGATGCCTTCTCTCTCCCGTTCTTGTCTATTGACTTAAATCCGTTTGTATGGTATACTATTAGAGGATGAATATGGAGATGGTAAACTCGATTGGAACAATGCTGATAATTGCATTGCTCTTGGTGGTTATCTTGGTTCTTGCTTATCGGCTTGGTAAACGAAACGATAAGTATGATGCCCTAGTGCAACAGTTTATTCTCTACAAGGCTTCGGGGGAGAATCCGGCAGGGGCGGGAATTTTGTTGCAGGCCGAGAAGTTGAAGGGCATTTCGAGGGAAAGAAATAAAATAGTAGAGAAGCCTCCCCTGAATCCAGAGGAAACAGGAGTTGTATTCCGTGCAGGGGTAAGGACATAAAATGGCCATTTCAATAACTTTGCCCAAGGAACAACAGGCGGCGGAACAAGTCTATAAGAATTGGGTCTCGGTAGGGGAGCAGGTAAGAAATCCCTTCTGCACGCAGTGGTTCATCTCTTACTTCTATATGCGGGGATGCCGTAACTTTACCAATGTGAATTATTCCCGTGGCTTTGTCGAGGCTTCCTATATCGACCAGTCGGGGACATTGAAGTTCAGATACGAGGAAATAGTCAGCCGGTATTTGTCCCAGATGGGCAGGCTGATGGCACTTAACCTGTCACCGGCTACCAAGGCTCGCGGCATTAGTCTGGACGGACTGAGGAAATCCAGCATAGGACAGGCATCTCTCGATGTAGCATTTCCAGACCAGAAGGTTATGGCACTGAAGCAGGCACTCATTCCTCCTGTGCTGACTTATGGGACTTTGGGACTGGTA